ACCGGAGTATACATAGCATTCAACTATTGCTTCAGTTATATTCAGATTAGATCCGGGACCTAAAAGCCGTGGAAAAGAAGCTTTGGTTGCTAGTTCTTCAGTATCCATATTAGTCAATGAAACTTTGCATTCTCTGGCCGAGTCGAACCAATCAGTTATGCCATTGACAACTTGATGATAAAAATACAATAGTATCTCCTTTCTACAAGGACTATGCATCTTCTCAGTCATTTTGACTATTTCAGCCCTAATACCATTCAGAGACATGAAAACATACCTCAGATCCATGATCATATCGGATGTACTTTTGTCGTTATTAAACCTGAGAATTGTGTTGGTGAAAAAATAACAAATTCTATCATCTCGACTAAGTGGCATTGTTCTAGAAGAGTCAAGTAAGAGGCCCAGGCAGATATCATAAACAAATTTCTTTGTAACCATGTGATGAGCCACATTTAAACAATCAACACTTATCGGATCGGTATAGAGTATATCATCGCCATTGAGGTTCGAGTGAACAGAAGAGGAATGTGCTGATTTAAAAGGAAAATCATCATTGGGCTGAAGCAAGCTCGCTAATTGAATATACCTCTTAGAGTTCATTCTAGATAGTTGCTGTCCTCCATAAACAACTAACAATGTAGACTCAGTCCCTAGGGATGAAAATGAGATATCCACTTTCTTAGTATTGACCTCAGCCAAAAAGGCTATTTCCTTATAGACTTTATCGTAAAATTCTGCCAGAGCGAAGACATTTGTCCTTTTAATGGATGAGAATAGATTATATATCTGAAGAACCGATTCAGATCGTATATCATCGAATAAAGGCTGTTTAGTTTCTGCGATCAAACCATCAAGGAAACTATCATCAGCAGCCGTCCCTTCTGCAATAAACCAGTCAACCAGAGTATCAACCTTTGAGAGGTCATGGTCCCAAGAAAGAAAATTTGGATTGTCTCTTTGAGTCCTTTTGTCCTTCCCAAAAAAGTCTAGATAACCAATGCCAACCACACGTGCAATAGTCGCTGTCAAGCCAGACTCTATGCCCTCATAATCAAATCTGATTGTCCTTTTACCAATTACTCTACCATGATGCTGTCTATATAGAGGTATCTGAGTATTAGAAAAATGAGCTTTAGTCTGCTTAAGATCAAGTCCGTCAGGAATCTTAAAACCACCTATGAACACATCCTTTGATTCTTGTGTGAAGACTGAGCTAGCCGTAAGAAGAATCTTAGACAAATGGTTATCATCGTTCGTGCATAGCCTCATCGACTCTAACAACTTTACTGTTGCTGTCTTGGGCTCTAGTGAAGGTACAGTCCTTAGCAGAGGTATCGGGACAGATTTAGAGAAATGGCAGTATGTATCCTCAATACCATCGAACCTAGTTTTCAGAGCAGCAACGGCTTCTTTGCAGCTGTCTTTGTTCACAGAGTGATTCAGTAGAGTTTCTTGGTCCATATCCATGATTTCCTGAATCATAGGTTCTATTCTAGCAATTAGTCCACTATAAAAGACATGATCGTCAATACTATCATTAGTGAATCCTTCAAATATACCTTTGTTCCCAATGTAATCGTCGAACATTTTACGGCTCCCAAAACACTGGTTAATAACATTTTCAGGTATTTGATTAAAATCAACATCAACCGGTGAGAATGGAACTTTACGGTCTGGATCTTCACCATTCAATAACGATTCAATAACAAGGAAATCAGGGTTTTCGCGACAATGGTCCATAGACTGAGAGTATATGAGCATGAGATTAGATGCCATCAAAATATCCTCATAAGGAGCTCCGAGTGCTCTCATAGCTATGCCTATATCTTTGTCATTTCTCCGAATGGCAAGTGCATTGACGACAACAGTCTCTCCTAAAGCCCTCCAATAAGAGTATTTTGTAATCTTACGTTCTCGCGCAATTATAGGGTCACCCTCAGTCAAGGTAACGTCATAAACTTCAAGAATGGTTCCGTCGTAGAAAACGGCATCTGGGGTCTTCTTAAGATCATCAGCTTGAACATCTCCGACGAATGCAATATTGAACCGATTGCTGACGGACTGGATATTGTTCTGTGATTCGTCTTGGAGTTGAGATCCTTTATGATGACATAGAGCTTTCACAACATAGTCGTGTTGAGTTTGTCTAATTGCATTGACAAAATCTGAGCAGTATTGAGGCGGGTAAGAAGACAGCGGTGTTAGTTCGGTAGAAAGAAGAGAGTTTGCTACAGCATTCAGGATATCAGAAGGGGCTCCTAACGTTGCAGCCATGGAAATTAGCAGAAGTGATAGCAATAGGTTAAGTCGTATTAGTCTAAGCGTTGGTCTTTGTCAAGATT